TTACTACAGCTAAAATAGCAGACAATGCTGTTACAATGGCTAAGTTAAATAGTGGCACTCTACCTACTGATATTACAGTTGCAAGTGCTAACTTAGTAGATGGCACTATAGTAAACGCTGATATCAATGCTTCAGCTGCTATAGCTGGTACTAAGATCTCACCTGATTTTGGTTCACAGAATATAGTAACAACTGGAACTGTAGATGGAAGAGATGTATCCGCAGATGGTACAAAATTAGATACTATAGAAACTAATGCTAAGGATGACCAGACAGCAGCCGAAATTAGAACACTTGTAGAAAGTGCTACTAATAGTAATGTATTTACAGATGCTGACCACAGCAAATTAAATGCAATAGAAGCTGGTGCCACAGCAGATCAGACAAATGCAGAAATTAGAGCAGCTGTAGAAGCTGCATCTGACAGTAATGTATTTACTGACGCAGATCATACCAAGTTAAATGCTATAGAGGCTGGTGCTACAGCTGACCAGACTAATGCAGAAATAAAAACTGCATACGAAGCTAATGCGGACACTAACGAATATAGTGATGCAGAGCAAAGCAAGCTAGCTAATATAGAAGCAGGTGCTACAGCCGACCAGACTGCTAGTGAGATAAAAACACTACTACAATCTGACAAGCTTACACTATCCGAAATAAACACAACATCTTTAGATGGTAGATACTATACTGAAACAGAAGCTGAAGCTAAGTTCCTTAGACAGGACTCTAGTGAAACTATTGCTAGTGGAGCTACTTGGTCTAACTCTGACGCATTTGTTGCTACTACAGCTGCTATCAATGCACGTATCTTAGACCTTGTTGATGATGTTGGTGGATTTACAGCTATAGCAAACCAGACTAGCTTTCCAACAACTAACCCACAGGGTACTACAGGACAAGCAGCTATACTAAGTATTGCAGCTACAACAGCTACCCTTACACCTAGTGGTACAACAGTTACAATAGCAAACGGTGCAGGCTCAGGCAACACTGTAACTATAACTGGTGTTACTTCTACCATACCTACGGGCTTTGGATTCTTGGTAGAGTCTACAAGCACGCTGCATACGTATACCTTTCACAGGCTTGTACCCAAAGCTACAGAGGTTTCGACAGTTGCAACAAATATAACTAATATCGTTAATGCTGGTGCAAACGTAGCAGATATAAATAACTTTGCTGATATATACCAAATATCTAGCAGTGCTCCTACACAAAGAGCTGATGGTACATCACTACAAGAAGGTGACTTATGGTATGATAGTTCTAACGATAACTTACTTGTATATACAGGTAGTGCGTTTTCTATTATTACACCATCTCAGTCAGTTCTTGATGACGTAGCCATTGTATCAGGTGCTATAACATACAGTGAAGATTTAGGTCTTATAACTGATGCAGCATCAACAGGTAGCTCTAACGGCTCACTTGATATTGTTGCTGATGCAATAGAAGATGAAATAACATTTACTGTTACAGCAGCCACAGGTAAATTTATTATTGATGGTGTAGATAAGCCTGCACTAACATTATACAAAGGCTGGACATATACATTTGACGTAAGTGACGCATCAAACGCCACACACCCACTACGCTTCTCAAGCGGAGGTAGTGCTTATAATACTGGTGTTACTGTTACTGGCACTCAAGGACAAGCTGGTGCAAAAGTCCAACTTGTAGTACCTGAGTCACAACCAACAAGTTTTATATACTACTGTACAAACCACAGTGGTATGGGTAATAGTATCACAGTTAAAGACGATCCAATTAAGACAGTATCTGATAATGTAACTAACATAGTCGCAGTAGCAAACAACTCTACTAATATTAATGCTGTTAATAGTAACTCATCTAATATTAACTCAGCTGTATCAAACGCTAGTAATATAAACTCAGCTGTATCTAATGCAAGTAATATAAATAGTGTCGTCAGTAACGCAACCAATATTAATACAGTAGCTGGGTCTATATCTAATGTTAACTCAGTAGGATCAAATATATCTAATGTTAATAGTGTACACAGTAATGCAAGTAATATAAATAGTGCAGTATCTAATGCTAGCAATATAAACTCTGTAGCTGGTTCTATATCTAATGTAAACACAGTTGCAAGTAATATAAGTAATGTAAACAGTTTTGCTGGTACATATCAGATAGCATCTTCAGCTCCTTCAACAGATGGTGCCGGTAACGCACTAGCTGCGGGTGACTTATACTTTGACACAACTGCTAACGAGTTAAGAGTACACAACGGATCTACATTCCAAGGTGGTGTTACAGCTACTGGTAACTTAGCCGGTCTAGGTGCTAACACATTTACTGGTAGCCAGACAGTTAACGCAAACATTATCGTGTCTGGAACAGTTGACGGTAGAGATGTAGCTGCTGATGGTACAAAACTTGACGGTATAGAAGCAAATGCAACAGCAGATCAAACAGCATCAGAAATCGTAAGTCTTATATCTGGTCAAACTATTGCACCTAACGTAATAACAACAACTAACTTAACCCTAGACTTTGGGTCAATCGCATAATGGCAAAATTATTAAAACTAAGACGTGGTACAACTACGCAACATAGTAGCTTTACCGGAGCCGAAGGTGAAGTTACTGTAGATACAGACAAAGAAACACTTGTCGTACATGACGGCTCAACAGCTGGCGGTCATCCAGTAGCAGCAGAGGACTTGGCTAATGTCTCGTCCTCTACTATTGCTGGTAGACTATCCAACGATTCCATAGCAGTAAGTAAGATTGCTGCTGGTAATTTACCTTCCGATGTAAAGATTCAGAGTGCAAACATAACAGACGCAACAATCGTAAACGCAGATATAAACGCATCTGCTGCGATAGCTGGTACAAAGATTTCTCCTAATTTTGGATCACAAAATATAACTACGACTGGTCAACTTACAATAGCAGGTTCTTTACCAACAATATTATTAAATGATGAAAACGATGAAAACGATTTCGAGATTCATAACGATAATGGTATTTTTAAAGTTCGTGACATAGATGCTGGTTCAGATAGACTTATTATAAATAGTGCTGGTAATACTACATTTGCTGGCAACTTAAATGCTAATTCTGGTCTTGACGTTACAGGAGATATCACAAATACAGGATCTATCACATCTAATGGTACTTTAACCATTGAAAATTCAGCACCCGGAATATCTTTAAATGATACTGGCGATAACCCTGATTGGCAATTAAAGAATGAAAACGGACTTTTTAGACTTAGAGATACAACATCTTCTGTTAATAGACTTACTATTGCAAGTGGTGGTCAAACGACTATCTCAGGAAATTTAGATTGTAGTTCTGGTGTTGACGTAACAGGAAACATTACAGTTACAGGAACAGTTGACGGTAGAGACGTAGCATCTGACGGTAGTAAATTAGATGGTATTGAATCTGGAGCTACTGCCGATCAGTCAGCTAGTGAAATACTTACAGCTATTAAAACTGTAGATGGTTCTGGTAGTGGGCTTGATGCTGATACTTTAGATGGTATGCAGCCAAGTACAACTTCTAGTACTAATACGATTGTTCAAAGAAACGCATCTGGTTATATATTTGTTAATTATATAAATGTATCTCCTAATGATGTTTCAAGTAATATAACAAAAATCTGCTGTGAACAAAACAATGATGGATATGTAAGACATGCTACTGCTGCTGGTGTTAGATCATTTATTAACGTAGAAAACGGTGCTACTGCTGACCAGACAGGTGCTGAGATAGCACCATTACTTGATGGTCAAAACATATATACTACACAAAAAATTGGTAGAAACAGTAGTGATTATATACAATGGTCTCCTAATACTCATATAGATTTTTACGTTAATGGTAATAATGAGTTTAGAATGGAAGCTGACGGTGACTTCCATGCAGATGGAGACATTACAGCTCAGTCAACAACTATTTCATCTGATAGAAAACTAAAAGAAAATATTGAAGTAATACCAAATGCTCTAGATAAAGTACAAGCACTCAACGGCGTGTCCTTTGATTGGAAAAAAACAGGAGAAAAAAGTGCTGGTGTTATAGCTCAGGAAGTACAAGGAGTACTACCAGAAGCTGTGAAAGAAGTAACTCCTGTTGCAGGTGGTGATAGTCACTTATCAGTTAACTATCATGCTTTGACTTCAATTCTTATTGAATCAATTAAAGAATTAAAAGCAGAAATAGAAGAATTAAAAGGAGGTAAATAATGCCTTGCCCAGATAGTGGACAAATTAGTATATCGGATTTAGTAGCCGAGTTTGGTGGTTCTGCTCCTCATAGTCTGAGTGAGTACTACCGTAATGCTGGGCTAGTACCCGGAAATAATACAAATGTACCTACATCAGGAGAATTTAAACTTACTGACTGTTATTCAGCAGTTAACGAAATACAACATACACATAGTAATAATGATACCCACGCAAACTATGCAACCATATTTGGTAGTAACTGGGCATCAACAGTTCCTAAACGTGTAATTGTGCCTTCTGGTGTAACAGTTGGTGGTACATCTACACACGCTATGTACCTTCCTACAGGTATGGGAGGTACTATTGTCTTTGATATTTCTGGTAATGTTCATGGACATGGTGGCTCCGCAAACGGTGGAAATGGCGGTACCGCTATATATTGTGCTCAGACTTCTGGAGTAACAATTAACTTAAACTCCGGCGGTCAAATTAAAGCCGGTGGTGGCGGTGGCGGCCAAGGTGGTACTGGTGGTACTGGCGGAAACGGTGGTACTGGCGGTACTGGTGGCCAAGGTAGATATGACGTACACGGAATATACAGATATTTTAAAACTGAAGCGCATAATATAACTTGTAACGCTCTGGTCGCATGTCGTGCTAATAGTAGTGCTGGTAACTGTTTTGGTGGAAGCTTCAACGCTTGGGGTGGATCAGCACCACCATCTAACTGGACTGGAACAACAAATAGTTCCCACTGGACTAACTATGGTGAAGGTTATTATGGTTATACCTACCGAGTATCTTGCCGATCTTGGGCATACTCTAATGGCGGATCTGGCGGATCTGGCGGAAGCTCAGGTGGTGCTGGCGGTGCTGGCGGTGCTGGTGGCGTAGGACAAGGATATAACCAATCTGCTGGTAGTGGATCTGGTGGATCTTCAGGTGCAGCTGGTGGAGGTGGATCTGGCGGATCTTCTGGAGGAACAAATGCTGGTACTGGTGGTACTGGAGGTTCACGTGGACAAGGTGGTACTGGTGGTACTGGCGGAAACGGAGGTTCATTTGGTAACTCTGGTGGAAATGGTGCAACTGGATCAACCGGAAATACTGGTGCTACAGGAAACTCTGGAGCAAACGGAAACTACGGTAACGGTTCTGGTGGTTCTGGTGGATCGTCAGGATCTGGTGGATCTGGTGGTAGTTCTGGAGGTGCAGCCGGTTACTACATTTATAATCGTGCATCAATCACATTTAACAACAGCGGAACAGTCGCTGGACAATAATTATGAAATTTAAAGTAACAGCCAAAACAGTCAGCACAATTAGTGTTGAATTTGAGGATGGCAGCTATGCTGTTGTCCCTATTGCTAAAGATCTATCAAAAGAAGACATTATAGCAATAGCACGTACATATCATAAAGCTAATGTAGACGAACAAGCTTTTAGTAAGGTTGCTGATGTACCTCTTGAAGTTAGTGATACATGGATAGAATGGGAAGAGCCTATTCAAGATTATCGAGCAGCAAGACAATATCATTATCCTAATATGGGAAAACAATTAGATGCTTTATATTGGGCACGACAGGGTGATGATACTCAACTAAAAGCAGTAGATGCGACTATTAAGCTTGTCAAAGAAAAAATACCAAAAGGTACAAGCTATAAAGGTAGTGAAATAGAGGGATTGCTAGATTAATGCACAGCTTTCCCACCTTTTTTAAGAATCCATTTATAGAATCACTAGAGGATTTATACTTCAGCATAGACTTATTTAAAAGACTTACCTATGCAGACTATACTATAATTCCTTTTTCAAAAATAAATAGACGTTTACATACTATTAAAAAAACAAGAGTTATAGGTGCAGATACTAGATATCCCGGAATTGTATACAAAGCAGAATTAGATGCTATGTATGATAAAAAGTTCTCTCCGTTAGAATATTGTATTTTCGATGGAACTCATAGATTTTACAAAATGAGAGATATTGAAGGTAAAAAGGGCGCTGGGTTTTTCGTTATTACACCTAAACACTTTGAAGGTTTAAAAGCACACCGTGAACCCGGGCACTCACCTTTTCGCACAACTGGATGTGGAGGATGTAATGAATAAATGGATATACCTATCATAGTATTACCAGACACTCAAAAAATAGAAACAGTATCCATACCTTTACCTACAGCTAATGTTCCCTCATATCAACCTTTGGTCGTACCTCCGCAAGATTTACGAAGACCCGAAGGTACAGAGGAGGTGCGGACAACAGAAAACCCACCCCCAAAAATACACTTTCCACCCTTACCTAGTATCACTTTACCATCGCAAGAAGTCCTAGTAGCTGCATCGGTTACTGCTGTA